CCCGCCACTGCACGGCGTAGCCCATATCGCGCAGGCCCTGCACAAAGTGGTTCCAGTTCCGGCCCATGGCTTTCTTGTCGGGCACCAGGAATTGCCGCTGGCGTGGCACACGCTCACCCGGGTCGGCCACGCGGTAGACCGTCTTGCCGCTGGCATCCTGCACTTTGTCTAGCGTGATGACGCGGCCGGTGGCCGGGTCGCGCTTTGCCACCAGTGGGGACCACTGCAGCATCTGCTCCACGTTCTCCAGGGTGATCACATCGGGCATGGCCTTGCCGGCCCACCGGTGCACCACCCAGGCGAGGGAGCGGATTTCTCGGCTGCGCGGCTGGCCGCCCAGGGCCTGGCTGTGGTGTGTGCAGTCGGGCGATGCGTGCAGCAGGCCCACCGGCATGCCGGCGGTGACCAGCACCGGGTCCACTTCCCAGACGTCGGCCTGGTAGTGGCGCGTCTGCGGGTGGTTGATTTCGTGCATGCCGATGGCGTCTGCATCGTGGTTGATGGCGATATCGACGTGCCGGCCAATGGCCTGTTCGATACCCGTGGAAGCGCCGCCGCCGCCGGCGAACAGGTCCACCACCAGCTTGGCGGAGAGGGCAAGGACAAACTGGGGAGTAAGCATTCAGGGCTCCAGAAAAGACAAAGCCCGCGCGGCGAGTGCCGGGCGGGCTGAGGGTGGCCGAAGCCGAGAGGGGTATGGCGGCTCACATAGACTCAGGCCATGGCCAACATCTATGACGCGATGGTCACCGCGCTGCGGGACCACTGGAAAGCACACGACAACGCGTACCCCCAGCGCTTTGAGCTCACACAGGATGCGTTCAACGCGCTGAACGAGACGCGCAAGACGGTCATCACGACAATGAATTTCGCCTTCCGTCCCGGCTGGGAAAGCGACTTCCTGGGCGTGCCGGTGGCGGTGGCCGATGGGGGCAACTGCATGGTGGACAAGGACGGCAATCGGGTGCCCCTGGCCCTTTGACGGGGCACAGGCCGTAGCCTGTGCGGTTGGCCTGGTTACTCGGCTGTGGCGATCCGGAAGGAATCGCGGTCCTGGCCACGGATCCACACCGGCTCCTTGCCGCGGCCGGTCCAGGTTGCGCCAGTTGCCGGGTCACGGTACTTGGCCGGCACGGCGCCGGTGACGCGCGGCTTGCCCTTGCTGGCGCTGGGCGCCAGGTCGGCGGGGGTGATGCCGTGCTCGGCGCACAGCGCGCGCACGGTGGCCAGGGCCTGGGCCCGCGCGTTGGAGCGTTCGGCTTCGATCTTCTTTTCGAGCTCGGCGCGTTGGGCCAGCAGTTCTTTGTAGGTGCTCATTGAGGTGGTCTCGGGTGGTGGTTAATCGGTTCCGCCGCCTTCGGTGTCGTCCGCGCACTTGCGCTCGAAGGGTGGGCAGGGTGCGGCCGCGGCCGGCGCGGCATTTGGGGCCAGGCGCTGTAGGAGGGCGGCGCAGATCAGGGGCAGGGCCTCGGCGCGGTAGATGCGTGCGGTGCGCAGCGGCTTGGCTGCATCGGGCGGCAGCCCCTCGCAGACGGCTCGGTTATCCAGGGGCTGGAATCCCAGCTCCGCCAGCTGGGCCGCGTTGACGGTGGCGAAGTGCAGGGCCTCGTTGATTTGGCCCAGGGTGATGATGCGGAGACTCATTGGGTGCCAGCAGTCGACATGAAGGCGCGCAGCTGAGGCGGCGCCAGTTGGATCCACGGATTGACGACGACCTCCCCGCGCTTGGCCGCATAGCTGGCCCGGTTGCGGGCGTTGATGATCGCGCGATGCTTGTCCCGATAGCGTGCTTCAGTTTGCTTGCGGCGCTTGGCTACGTTGATCGGCCGCTTTGGTGCGTCAGCGCCTGGCTCTGCGGCATAGACCGCCACATCGCGGCTGCGCCGGCCGAAGACTTGGACATACCGCACGATGCGGAATACCTGCTCTGGCAGCAGCCAGCGCGTGGAGCCGATGGTGGTGCTGACCTTCTTGCTTTTCCAGCCAAGGTGCTCGGCAAGTTCCTCGACAGTCATGGGCCCGGCTGCTTTCAGTGCGCCCACGACCTGGGAGCGGTTGATGGGTTGGAATTTCATAGGGCGGCGGTAAAAGAAAGCCCGGCACGGGGCCGGGCTCATGGGGTTGGGCGGCTTACTTGGAAGGCGCGCCGTTCAGGATTTGCAGGTCAGTGGCTGCAGCGATGGCAGCGCGCAGCTCCTTGACGGCGTGCTCGATGGTCTTGTGCGGGCGGATCAGCTCCAGCCACATCACCAGGCCGCCACCGTCGCTGATGCGATAGCGCAGGCGCACATCAACGCGGTACTTATCGCCGTTCTCGAAAACGGGGATGCCCAGGCTGAATTGCTCGGGCACGGCAAGCTGGCCCTGGCGCGCACTGCCTTGCACGTCTTCGTCATAGGTGAACTGCGTGCTGCCGTCGGTCAAGCGGATGGCGGACTTGAAATCCACCTTCTTCTTGGCTTCCAGCGTGCGGCACACCTCCAGCAGCGTCGCGCCGTCGGGGCTGCCCACTTCGCCCACAACCGCGCTTTGGGCGTTCTTGTCGATGAACACCACGTCGATCAGGTTGTTTTCGATGAACTGGGCCAGCTCCACCTGGTTGGCCTTCTTGCCGTCCATGCCTGTCCAGGCTTTCCACTCGGGGGCCAAGGGTGTGGCGTAGTGCGCGCGGTGGTCGCCCCAGCCTGTGCCCTGGGCCGTGTGGTTGAAAACGGCGGTGAAGGTGGGCGGCTCGATGGTGCTGAACAGGCGGGTGTTCTCGCCCTTCTGGTCGTTGACCACGGCGATGAAGGATTCCGCATCGTTCAGCACCGTGGTGCCTTTCTTGCGTGCTGGCGCTGCCAGCAGGTGCTCCATCGTGTGCGCGGTGTAGCCTCCCGGCAGCAGCACAACGGGTGTGCCAGCGCCAACAGAGCGCAGTTCTTGGTGGGCCGCCGCCAGGGTGGCGTGGGCGATGGCTTCGGTCTGGATCTCGTTCAATTCCACGGGATGCTCCTATGTGTGTGGATGGGGACGGGGTTGGAATGGGGATCAGCCCACGGCGCGCAGCGGCGATGCAGCGGCCGGAGGTGCCTGGCGCAGCTCCTGCTGCTGGGCGGTGGATTCCTGGTTGGCATCGCGCACACCCTCCAGGGTCTGCTGGCGCGGGTCGCTGCGCTGCAGGTTGTTGTCGGGGGTGGTGAACAGGATGGTTTTGCCCTTGGTGGGCGCGGGCAGCTTGGCTTTCACATCGGTTTCCAGCTCCATCTGGCCGGCCTTGCCGCCGATGGGCTTCATCTTGATGGTCAGGGTCAGCGACCCGGCCTTGCCCGTCTCCGTGGTGGCGTGCACCAGGTCGTTCAGGGCTTCGGTGGCCTCTTCGCCCAGGAAGGGCGCGCTGTTGGCCAGAAAGTCGGCGAAGGCTTGGCGCTTCGCCTTCAAGGTGGGATTGATCAACTTAGACATGCGGGATGGCTCCTTGGAAAAAACTGGTTCAGTAGGGCGCGCCGGCCATAAGCCCAGCCGCAGCCACGCTCAAGGCGCAGATGCCGGACCATGCAAAGAGGTGGAGCAGGGCTTTCACGGCAGCTCCCGCAGGCATTCGGCTGTGGTGCTGTCGATCCAGACCCCGGAAAATCCGGGCGGGCAGGCTTGGGCCGGCACAGCTGCGGGCTGGCTGCCGGGGTCGGGCGGCGGCGCGGTGTAGCTGGTGCCCGCAACAGCGCTCAGGCCAAAGGCCAGGGCTGCTGCAAGCACCCAGGGCAGGGTGGCTTTGAGCATTGGTGGGCTCCTGAAAAGAAAAAGCCCGCTAGGTGCGGGCTTGGGGGTCTGGAAGATCTGCAGCAGGCGGCGGCGGTGCCGCTGGCGCTTTGGTCGTTGCGGCTGCAGCGGCGGCGGCAGCGCGCTTGGCCTCCTGCTGGTGGATCAGGCGCAGTTCCTCCTGTTCATCTACCCAGAACACTGGTTCGTAGGTTCGTTGGCCGGAGAAGCCGCGGTGGCGTGAATAGCCCATGGTGGTCGCCTTTCTATGCAAGACGGGTGCTGGAATAAAAAAGCCCGCCAAGCTGGAGCAGGGCGGGCGAACTCACTTCAGAAGAAGCAAGGAGGGAGAAAAGTCCGAGGCCTTACGGCATGCGCGCAGGACGGCGTGTCCTACGCTCGGCCAGATAAACTGTCAGGGCAGGCTCAACCAACTCCGGTGCCGGACAGGTCGAGGAGTTCGAAATCGGGGAGCTGGACATAAAAAAACCCGCCTAAGCGGGTTTTTTGATAGCAAGTCAGCTCAGCTGGCTGTTGCTTCAGAATCAATCTGCTGCTTGTCCTGAACGCTTTGCGCAAAGGCCACACGCCCAAATTGTGCGATAGCCTCGTGGACCGCATCAATGATGAGCATTTGCTCCATCAACCTCGTTTCGCCAAGGTGTGTAGTGCTGGGCAGGGTCTCGTTCATTTTTCATTGCTCCATTTGAGTACAAGCCAACGACCTTCAATTTTCGTTGTGAATTTTGCTTCATCGCGCTTCTGCAGAGCCGCCGATAGTAGCGTCAAAAATTGCATCTGTTCTTGGGTTCGCCCAAAGACCTTGATGGTGTCTGCCTTGTGTAGATCTTTTACAGCAAGAACTCCAGCAACACAAGCGACGTATGCCTCAATTGCAGCTACGACTCCCTCGGAGTTGTTAGCAAAAATGTTGGCGTCTACCTGCGGGTCTAAGCGAAGGCGTATGAACTTCACCCATCCTGTCTTTGCGCTCTTGCGCGTAATGATGAGCTCGCACACGCCAATCGCTATGTCAGAGCCTTCCGGAAAGACCCCGTAGGCGATTGCATTCTCTTTGATATCTATGTGCTCTTTTACCCATTCCAAGAGCTGCTCGACATCGGGGCTGAACGCGTTGACTTTGTTGGCCAGTTTTAGCCATTGCTTGCTAGTCGCTTCCAAGCTCTCGGCGGTAAATTTCCGAAACTCCATTCACGCTCCCTATGACTATTTTTTAGCAAGTGTAATTGAATGTGTAATTTGGAAGCTAAAACCGAGCGTCTGCTGGGGTAGGGGCATGCCCGAAGTGATGCAGAAATAGGTGGCTCGCATACAAGGCCTGGATGAGAGGGTTGATGGCTGCCGTGTGCGCCCCGGCTTTCTCTACACAGTTGGAGGGAGTCGACTTTCACGCCTGGCCGGTGGGCAACTACCGGTCCCGATTTGCCATCAAGGAAGCCTCGGGGCTTGCTTCATGGCCCTGCATACGCTGCAGGCGGCGGCGCTTTGTGCCCGCTTGGCTCTATCCCTTACACGTCGTTCTCCAATCTGATAAATCCCCTGCTGGCCGGGGTTGGCAGATCACTATCTGCGACGTGTGCTGCTCGGCATAGGGCAGCTTCCCTTTGGAAATGTCCCAGGCACTTGCCCCTGCCTGGGCCGCGCGCCGATCGCGGGTCGCTGGGGTCGTTATTGGTTGGTATGGACGTAAAAAAGCCCGCGAGTAGCGGGCTCTGTTGCTTGGGCGCGAAGGCTTAAATTGCAAACGCAGCGCGATCTTTGCCTTTGATCCACAGGGGCTCTCGGCCTCGACCAGTCCAAGTGGCACCAGTGACCGGATCACGGTACTTGGGAGCCGCTGTCGAACCTTGAGCTGTGATGGTGCGGGTGCCGGAGCTGGTGTACTTGCCAAACACATCGTTGACGGTCAAACCGAATTGCTGAACCAGCTCACGCGCTTGCGTTACGGCGCGGGATTTTTCGCGGGTGTGAGCCTCTGCTATCTTGGCATCCAGCTCGAATATTTGTTGAAGCAGGTTCTTGTAGGTGCTCATGCTTGATATCCCCTGGCGGTGAATCTGTGTTGCAGTCTATTACCTAGGCGGCTGGTCTGCAATTTTGTTTATCCGCACTAAAACCGCAGCGCTCTCCGTGAAAGTGCTCTGGTTTTTGCCCTGATGTCGCTCAGGGCGCGGCGCCGGCTGTGCCGGTGGGCTTTGCTGCTCTCGGAAATCCCAGTTTTCCTCGGTCTGCCGACCTTGCTCCGTGTACCCGCTTTGGGGGCTGGAAACGCTGCACTGCGCGCCTGGCGCTGTTGATCACTGCACCAGGCAATTGGCTGCTTATAGGCTGATGTGATTGAGAGAGGCGGGCAGGACGGCCATTCCCTACTATGACACTGATTGCCGTGCCTCACAAGTCCATGAGCCCGCGCAATTGCGCCGCCTGGCCACGTCCTTAAGTCTTCCCCCGGTCTTTTCATCCCCGGGCATTTCGGCTGTGGCGCACCCCCGTTGCATGTTTCCAGTACTTCGGTGCCGCCGCCTCTCTCAATCACACCAGTTGCTTTTTAAAGACCCGAGGTGCTGGCTCGATCACTTGGCACCCATCGCGTCTGCAACTCCTGCTGCGCTCCCTAGGGAGCTGACCCTGCCTTTGCGTCCTGTCGGCTTCGGCCCCGTATCGCCGGGCCTGGGGTGTGTCGCTGTGTGTTGCTGCGATGGATGAATTGTTCGCCAAGGCTAACAATATGTCAATAGCTCAGGCTAACAATTTGCTTAAGCTACCAAATTTGGATGGGCGGAGTGCGCGACGGTTACTGCGGTGGTGGGCGAGGTCTACGCCGACTTGCGACGCGGGGAACAAAAAAGCCCCGGCTTGCGGGGCTAACCTCTCAGAGCGTGAGGAGGGAGAACAGGAGACGCTCACATTGTGCGGCGGCCCTGCGGCCACAGCAGTCCATTGATCGCGGGCGGGGCGCAGGCCTACAGAATGACGATGCGCGGCATTTGGATGTGAAAAAGCCCGCTCGAGGCGGGCTGTATGAATTCAGCGATCAGTCTGGTCAAGATCAAGAGTGTATGTTTCTCCAAATCGTGGGTGGATGCGATTTAGCTTATTTATGAAATCTGTGTAGTTGTCCGAAAGCTTCATTGCGGTTACCACTGAGGCAAGATGTTCTCGCAACTTGGGGTGGCCAACCTCCTGGGTTAAGCGCCGGTGCAAATGAGCTTTTTTCTCATCCTTTGCAGCTTGTCGCTTCAATTCTTCCAGCAACCCTGGCGCCAGACGCTCGTAAACGATATCGTTTGTTAGCACGCCAAAATATTGCGGTCGGAACTTTGGATTCTCAGGCGGATACTTCAAGCCACGCAGCCGGAACAATTGCTCATAGAAGTCTGCAGGAAATGCCTTCACATAAGGCTGCAGCTCCTTTGCGACCCAAGCTTCAAGAATTTTTATCAGCGCATCTTTGGCACGGTCGCGCTGAAAACCCGTAGCCTCGTCAACCAGGGCGATGATGCCAACACGTGCGAAGCCTCGTACAAGCACCTCGGCCTGGACGGCGAAGTGTTCTTGCAGGCGCGTTAAATGCCCACCAGCACGCGCCGCCAAAATGGCATCACACAGGTCGGCAAGTATTGTTGCCTCATAACCCAGCCACGCAGAGTTCTGATCTGGCGCCTTGAAGCGTATGGGGTTTGAAAGCTGGGAACTGAGTGCGGCACAACGTTCAGAAAAAGCTGGGTCCTCCTGTAAGGCTCGTTCCCCGAGGCCGGCGACAAATAATGCGAGGCGCTGCTCACCAGCTTTGATTGCACCGCTCGCAGACATGCCAATCCCAGCCTGAAGCCCTGCACGAGTAAGAACACGTCGCCCGTCCTCCAGGACGTAGCATGGGATTTTTACCTCTCCGATGCTAAGCGGATGATCTTCTGATCCATGCGTAGCCTTTGGCAGCATTGCTAGCTCCCTCTTGGCGGCCGCAGCTTTCCTTGCCTGTGCTTGGCGCTCTTCCGGAGTCATTTTGGCGGCGCGAGCGATTGCACCTTTGGCACGTGCTGGAGTCTTTTTGGGTTCCGTCATAGCATGCTGCATGGAGTTGAGGATGGAGCGAGTTTATCTAGCAACAATTGGCAATGCAAGGAAAAATTGAATTTTGCTCGCAAATTTCAGTCAAAATGCTGCTGCTGCTGGGCTATCTTCAAGTCCCTTAAAGGCGCCGACCGCCCTGACCCTGCAGGCCACTTTCGTCGCTCCAAGCACACCTCAACCCCTTAAAACACCATCGAATCCGGACCGACGGAACCCGCGACCCGGGCGATTGTCTCAATCTCAGATCGCGAGATCGTCATCGGTGCATAGCCGTTGTTGATGCTGAGCAACTGGACCTCATCGTCACGCATCCAGTTGAGCTGTTTGAGCAGGCATTTCCCGTTCGTCAGCTTCACCACGACGTCCCGGCCTGGCTGGGCTTCGACGCTTGGCGTCACGATCACGAATTCGCCGGCGCGGTAGCGTGGGTGCATCGAGTCGCCCTTGATGCGGAGGGCGTGCGCCTGTGGGTCGCTGGTCCAGTAGTCCACCCAGCCGTCGATCCCGTTGTCCTGGACAAGGTAGCCATCATCGCCACCCTTCACGCTGCCTGTAATGGGCACTCGCCGCGATTTTTTTAAGTCTGGCGCCGGCTCGACGTTGGTGTGCTCGGCAATCACGTGGTGGACACCTGCTGGCAAAAGCTTTGGCCCGATGCCCTCTGCCAGCCAGGCGGGGGAAACGTTGAGGTTGTATTCAGCGCAGATGATCTCTGCGTGGCTGCGGCTTATTGACGCCACTTTCTCTGGCAGGTTGAACCACGCGGTGACCGTGGGGCGACTCACATCGCACTTGCGCGCGATGTTTGCCATGACTCCGCGCTCAAGCGGTTGCGCGAAGACTTCTTTGAGCCGTTCTTGAATCTTACTCATTAGTCTAGCCTAACGTTTTATTTGTTAGCTTGGGCTTGCGTGATTTGTTAGCTTCATCTAACATGTGGCGCATGAACGTATCTGCAACTCAAGTCATTGAAGCGCTTGGCGGTACTGCCGCAGTGGCGCGCCTGTTCGATGTGGCTATGCCAAGCGTGAGCGCGTGGAAGGAGCGTGGAATCCCGCGGCCGCGAATGATGTTTCTCAGCGTTGCCCACAAAAAGAAGCTGGCCGGCATCGATCTGAAAGCCGCGACAGCGCTGGCTGCTAAGCCGCAAACCACTCCCACAAACACCCAGGAGGCCTGACCCATGTACGCAGACCCCGCAGACATTCGCAAGCACCGCTTCAACCTGTCGGCGAACGATGAGCAGCGTGCGGCCTTCATGGAGGAGGCCGCGCTGCAGCGCAAGCAGGTATCCCCGCTGATTCTGGAGTTGGCCATGGAGGCGCTGAAGTGGCGTCGTCATGCTGCGAATTCTGATGCTGGCGCTGAAGAAATGCGACGCGCAGATGCGTGATTTATCAGTTACTGGAGATCGCGGGTGCCGCCAGCCGAACCACAAAGTCAGCAGCTCGAAGGGCTGCCTGAAGACCTCGCCCGGGAGCTCTGCACGTATGCGGCAGAGCACGGCCTTTCGATCGATGACGCCATCGTGCGCCTTGCAGCGGCCCAGCTCGACCTGGTCAGGCTGGGGCGCGGCCTTGGCATTGAAGGATTTGCCCGTGCCCCTCACTGAACTTTTACGTAACGCGAAACCGCGTTCTGCCTTTGAAATCCCGCAGCGCTCCGTCATGGGCGGACGCCAGCCGGTGCACAACAAACCTAAGCCGGGCTCGTATTTCAGCGTTACCGGTGGGCAGCAGGGGCTGGCAGACATGGCCCGCCGCTCTGCTTTGAAGAAGACACGGATATGAGCAAGCAACTCCCCTGGTTCCGCACCTACACGCGGATGGTTGATGACGACAAGCTGAAGCTGCTGGCCTTTGAGGACCGGTGGCACTTTGTGGCGCTGCTGTGCCTGAAGGGCGAGGGCCTGCTCGACAAGGGCGATGCCCCGAGCCTGCTGATGCGCAAGGCCGCCGTGAAGCTGGGCCTTGATGTGCGCACGTTGGAAGAGGTCGCGCGGCGCCTGGCCGAGGTCGGCTTGATTGAGCAGGCCACCTTGCAGCCTGTGAAGTGGGATGGGCTGCAGATGCGCAGCGACACCGACACCACGGCGGCCCAGCGCAAGCAGCGCCAGCGTGAGCGGGAAAAGGCCGGTAAAGCCGCGCCCGGCAACGATGTCACGGCAGGTCACACCCAAGACACGGACATGTCACGCGTGACGGGTACAGATGTCACGCGTACAGATACAGACTTAGATACAGATACCCAAGTAGGTAAACCTGAGAAAGAACTAGATCCTGTCGGTTCGCATCAGGTCGCTGGTGCGCCAGCTTCTGCGCCGCCTCCGGCTGCGCCAACCGCCAAGGCGGCCATGAGCAAAGGCGACAAGGCCAAGGGAACCCGCCTTGCGGAGGAATGGGTGCTGCCGAAGCGCTGGGGAGACTGGGCGCTGCAGGAGCACACCAGCTTGACGGAAGCAGATGTACGCCGAGAGGCCGCCCGATTTGCTGACCATTGGCGCGCTACGCCTGGTGCGAAGGGGCGCAAGTCCGACTGGGAGGCAACATGGCGCAACTGGATCCGCCGTGCCATAGAGCTGCAAGCCCCGCGTGCTGGCGCTGCTGGCCTTTCTGTCGATCCTGCCGCCCCTGTGGAGACTTTCGCCCAGCGCGCGGCCCGCCAGCGCGTCGAAGAGTCCACCCCGCTGGTGGCGCGCAAAGCTCCCGGCGCAATGAACCCGATTGAGCAGCTGGCCGCCCTGGGGCGCAATGGCCCGCTGCTGGCTGGTGGCACGCCCAAGACGCAATTGATCGCAGGAGGCCAGCATGCAGCCCACTGACACACGAATGACGTTCGATGGCCTGATGGAGCTGATTTTTTCAAAGCTGCAGGTGCGTTATGGCGCCGCTTGGATGCGGCAATGGGATGGCGTGGATATGGCCTTTGTCAAAAGCGACTGGATGCGCGAGTTGTCCGGCTTCGCAGGCAACCCGGCAGCGCTGATGTATGCACTGGACCACCTGCCCGAGCGGGTGCCCAACGTGGCCAAGTTGCGAGAGATTGCAAACCAGATGCCTGCGCCTGTGTTTGAGCGCCTGCCAGCGCCAGCAGCCAACCCCGCTGTGGTGGCGGAGCAGATCGCGCGGCAGTCCGGCGTAAAGCAGGCCATTGGGGGTACAGCGGACCCACGGCTGTGGGCGCGCATTCTGGAAAAGCGCCACGCTACCGGCGAGCGGCTGAGCCGCTTTCAGGTGGAAAGCTACCGCCAGGCCCTGGGCAAAGAAGGGCGGATGGCATGGCAGTGACTACAGACAAGCCCCAACACGCCTGCATTGAATGCGGCCACTGGTCCCTCAAGGACACGGACCGCAGCATGGCCCGCCTGGGCTTTGCCCGCTGCCTGAAGAAGAAGCTGCCAGGCCACACCACCAGTGCCGACGCTTCGGCGTGCGAGCGGTTTGCTGCTGCGGATGCTGGCGCTGTCCAAACCCGGAAAGAGTGGATTGCAAAGCAGGAAGGGCGGCGCACATGAAGACGGCTATGTACGCCCTGGGCCGGCTCAAAGCCGGAACCATGAACAAGACCGAGGCTGCCTATGACCAGCATCTGGCACTACTGCAGCATGCCGGGCAGATCCTTTGGCGCCGGTTTGAAGGGCTGAAGCTGCGGCTGGCCGACAACACGTTCTATACGCCCGACTTTGCTGTGATGGCCGCCGATGGCGTGATCGAGTGCCACGAAGTGAAGGGCTACTGGCAGGACGACGCTCGGGCCAAGATCAAGATCGCGGCCGCCCAGTACCCGTTCCGATTCCTGGCGGTCATTGCGCGCACCCAGAAACAGGGGGGCGGCTGGGACATGGAGATCTTTTGATGGTGGACGTCGGATTCTTTGGCAAGCCGGTGCCTCTGGCCGGTCAGCGCCGCAGCACGGGCAGCACGGTGGCCCGGCTGGTGGTGCCGGAGCTGGTGCGCCTGAAGGATGGCCGCTACCTGCTTACGAACTGGATGCGCAACAGGTGCGAAAACCTGGTGCCTGTGGGCGCGCAGACGATTTTTGTGGTCGATGACTATGGGGTGATGGTGCCCGTGGACAGCTGGGAGGCGCGGTGCTGAACAAGCTGAACGACCGAGAGCGTGAACACCTGGCACGGGTCAAGGAGCTGCCCTGCAGTGTCTGCGACCAGCCGGGCCCCAGCGAGGCCCACCACGTCAAACAAGGGCAGCAATACACGGCCGTGGCGCTGTGCGAGAGCTGCCACAGGGGCGCGCTGATGGGCTTGCATGGCCAGCGGCGCATGTGGGCGATCAAGAAGATGGACGAGCTGGCCGCGCTGAATGTGACGGTGTGCCGGCTGATGGGTAATTGAGGAAGCAGGGGAGGTGAATTTGAAGCGAGATATCCCAATCACGGTGCCGGCGGATCTGCGGCATGCCGAAGAGTTGCTGGAGCAGTACGGGCGCTGGGCCCAGGACCGGTACAAGAAGCAGCGCTGCGCAAGCGCAGAGGGTGCCTACCGCCCACCGGCGAACCGCGAGGAAGAACCGATGGTGCCCTTTATCGCTGACTGGAGCGCCATGCAAGTGCAGCAAGCGCTGCAGGTGGTGCCAATGCAGTATCGGCGCGTGCTGTTTGCCATCTATGTGCCGCAGAAAGAGCACCCCTTCGCCGCCCGCCGCAGGTACAGGCTGCAGCGCGATGTGTGGGACCACAGCCGAATCGAAGGCCTGCGTCGGTTCTGGGCGTTCTACCGCTTGCGCTACTTGACAGAGCGTGGCACAATCGCGCCAATTCTCCGCGACACTGAGTCGTGTGCCCTGGTTGCCTAACGGCAGCCAGCGGCGTGACAAAAAGAAAGCCCGCAAAGTTCGCCAGCGGGCTTTGTCGTTTTTGGCGCTCAGATTCGCCCAGCTTCCAGGTCGGCGCGCAGGGCTTCATTGACCCGCGTCTGCCAGCCTCTGCCTGTTGCGCGCAGCTTTTCCAGCACGTCAGCGTCCAGGCGCAAATTGACTTTGGACTTTGTCTCTTCGGCCACGCTGCCCGCAGGGCGCCCCCGGCCACGCTTGGCTACGAGCGCTGCAGCTACGCCAGCGCCGAGCACCTCGGCGGCTGGGCGGGCGGCTGCAAAAAACTCGGCTCCCAGTTCGGGGCTGTCGGCGTCAGCCGCAATCCCCGCGCTGATTGCCTTGTCTTCTGCTTCGGTGGGGACAAGGAGCTTTCGCCCCGATTTAGAAGTGGTTTGCATAGTGCTTGACCTCTCGACGGTTGGCTCTGCGCAGGCTGATGATTCGCACTTCGGTCTCGCGCAGATTGAAGACCATCACATGCAGGCGCTCTCCGATCAGGCCCGCTGCGGTGAATCGAGTTTCGCCGTAAGCGTAGCGGTCATCGACCAGCACCAGGGCAGTTTCCCACTCGAAATCGTCAGCAGCCGAAAAGAAGATGCCGTGCTTTGCGACGTTGGCGGCTTGCTTGGCGTGATCGAATGTGTAGCGCATGTATTAATTGTAGTGGCAATTAAATAGCAGTGCAAGTAATTTATTGGGGTGGCAATTAATTGTTGTTGCCCTGTTTCAACTGTCATCCAGCATGAGGGGCGCTTGCCGTGAGCAAAGGGAAGCCGCGCATATCTGCTGCCCCAGTTCGGGTGCAGATGGTGAGGGTTGCCCCTCTGCAGCAAGTGCAGAGGATCGGGGCGACGGCTCGGGCCCGTGGCCGAGCGCGGCAGGAAGCCAGGCTCCGGATATGGCGCCGGGATGGGCCGCACTGTGCCAACTGTGGCGGGCTTGTGGACATCACGCCGGGGACACCTAGCCCCTTCGAGCTGGACCACATCATTCCGCTTTGGAAGGGTGGGAAGGACAACGACGGGAACCGGCAATGCCTGTGCCCGTCATGCCATCAGGCCAAGACAGCCTCAGAGGCCGCGGAGCGCAGTGCTGTTTGAAGCCTCATTCCTCCTGGTGTGAGCGCCTGGGCCCTCTCCGCGCCCCCCAGGGGCATCGCCGGCGAGGGCAGAGGGGGGAGGGGGTGGTCAAAAGTCTGAAGTCCGCCGCCCCGGATACCGCCCTGTTCCGCACGCGCACAAAAAAGCCCCCTGTTTGATTGTTTTCGGTCAGTCGGCCGCATGAGGTTTTGGCTGTAAACCATTGTGGTATCAGGGAAATTTGCACCTTTGAATTCTGAGGAATCGCGGAAATCAAAGAAATCAAAAATCAAAGAGGTGAGCCATGCCGAGAGGAGGCCCAAGGCCCGGAGCAGGCCGCCCGAAGAAGATCAAAGCCGAGCAGCAGCGCGACGATGCCGGGCCAAAAGAGGCGAAGAAATACCAAAGACGTGCGCCGCCCCCGACAACGAATGCGGATGGCTTCAAGGCAGAGGACACGTCACCCAACTGGCCATTCGGCCAGGAGCGGCCACCTCCTCAAGAGCCTGAGCCGGACCTGTCCGGCCTGATGCCACTGGATTACCTGCTGTCCGTGATGCGCAACAAGAAATTGCCAGAGCCTATGCGAATGCAGGCCGCCACCCTGGCAGCGCAGTACTGCCACGCGAAGCCGGCGCCCAAGAGCGCCAAGCAAGAGGCCGAGGCGGAGCGTCAGAAAAACCGGTCGTCGCGCTTCGGCCGCCGCCAGCCACCAACACTGACTGCGGTGCAGGGCGGCAAGTCATAGCCGGAATCCGGCGTCAACGCTGGAGACCGCCATGGAATGGACCACTTCGTGCCCCGACTGGGAGCGCCGCATCGTCGCGGGAGAAAGCCTGATCGTTTCGCCGCCGCTGTTCCCCAGCGTGGCTGACGAGGCGTGGGAAATCTGCAGCAGCTTCATCCTGACGGATGTGACTGGGCACCCGACCATTGGCCAGGTGGCCCGGCCCTGGCTACGTGACCTGGTGCGCACGATCTTCGGTTCCGAGAGTCCGGAGGGGCGCCGGTTGATCAATGAGTATTTCCTCATGGTCAGCAAGAAGAACGCCAAGAGCACGATTGCAGCAGCCATCATGCTGACAGCGCTGCTGATGAACTGGCGCGACATGGCCGAGCTGCTGATCCTGAGCCCGACCATCGAGGTAGCAAACAACAGCTACAAGCCGATCAGCGCGTTCATCAAGGCCGACGAAGAACTGTCGGACATGCTCAAGGTCCAGGACTATCACCGGCTGGTGACGCATAAGGACACCGGGGCATTTCTCAAGGTGGTGGCGGCCGACGAGGCTACCGTCACGGGGAAAAAGGCCAGCTTCGTCTTTGTCGACGAGTTGCACGAATTCGGCAAGAAGGGGCGAGCCTCCAACATGCTGTTGGAGGCGACGGGTGGCCTGACGTCCCGGCCTGAGGGCTTTGTGATTTACGCCACCACGCAGTCCGAGGAGCCGCCCGCCGGCGTCTTCAAGGACAAGCTGTCATATGCCCGCAAGGTGCGCAACGGAGAGAAGCTGGACCGCAAGTTTCTGCCCGTCATCTATGAATTTCCGCGCCACATGTTGGAAGCCGGCGCCCACAAGGACCTGGCCAATGCGTATGTGACCAATCCCAATTGGGGCGCGTCGGTGGACATTGAGCGGATTCAGCAATTGCATGGAGAGGCTGAAGAGAAGGGCGAGCAGGGGCTCAAGGAGTTCTGGGCCAAACACCTCAACGTCGAGATCGGTCTCAATCTGCGGTCTGACCGGTGGGCTGGCGCTGACTTCTGGGAGGCGGCGGTCATTCCAGTCTTCTCGTTGGAGGAACTGCTGGAGCGCTGCGAGGTGGTGGAGGTAGGGATCGACGGCGGCGGGCTGGATGACTTGCTCGGCCTGGCAGTGGTCGGCCGCGAGATCGATACCGGCAAGTGGCTTGCATGGGGCCGCGGCTGGATCCACCAGATCGCGTTGGAGCGCCGCAAGTCGGAGGAGTCCAAGTATCGCGACTTCATCAAATCTGGCGACCTGATCCTTGTGGAGCGGGTTGGCCAGGACGTGGAGGAGGTGGTCCAGATCGTGGAGCAGATCGTGGACACCGGTCTCCTCGACAAAGTGGGCGTGGACCGCCTGGGACTGGGCGCCATCTATGACGCCCTGGTGGGCACGGAGGACGAACCCGGCCCGGTCGAAGCTGACCAGGTGGTGGGCATCCCGCAGGGCTACCAGATGAACGGGGCCATCAAGACTGCCGAGCGCCATGTGGCCGCCAAGAAGCTGGTGCACGGTGGCAGTGCGCTGATGGCCTGGTGCGTGGGCAACGCAAAGACGGTGATGCAAGGCAACGCCGTGACCATCACAAAGCAGGCCAGCGGGGTCGGCAAGATCGACTTGCTCATGGCCCTTTTCGATGCTGTCTACCTGATGGCCCTGAATCCGGAAGCGAAGGCTGGCCCGGCTATTTACTCACTGGATCTGGGATGACACAGACATTCAACATGGCCGCGCAGCAGCACGGCAGCCGTGTGCTGGGCGACTGGATCGCAGGGCGCGAAGGGGCGGCCGAGCGTGCAGGGTTGCTGGCGCTGGGTGAAAACGAAGTCACCAGCAGTGGCACATCGTTTCAAGAGGTGGCAAACCTCTTCGGCGCCACCAGCCGGTCGGCTGCCGGCGTGCGGGTTACGCGCGAAGCTGCCATGCGCGTATCCGTGGTCTATGCGGCCGTGTCGCTGGTGGCCGGCGCCATTGCCTCACTGCCCATTTCGATCTACGAGCGTGAAAGCCGCAAGAAGGCCGATCACGATTACTGGTGGCTGCTGAACGAGCGCGCCAGCGACCAATGGTCTGCCTTCACGTTCTGGGAGTACATGGTCAGCTCCAAGTTGTTCGAGGGCGACGGCTTCGCGGAGCTGGTGCGTTCGAGCGTGCGCAGCTCCAAGGTCATCGCCTTGAAGCCGCACCACCCGCTGAGCGTGGACCCGTTCAAGAAGGGCGACAGGGTGCTCTACCGGATCAACCCGGCGGATGGTGGCCCAGCCTACACGCTGGACAGTTCGGATGTGCTGCACTTCCCCAGCCTGGGGTTTGACGGTCTGCGCAGTCCCAGCCCCATTACGTTTGCCGGGCGGGAAGCCATCGGGGCAGCCATTGCTGCGCAAGACCACAGCAGCCGCTTCTTTGCTTCGGGCGCCAACATCGACTATGCGCTCAAGACCTCCGGCCGCCTTTCCGACAGGCAGCTGCAGGAGCTGAAGGCCTCGCTGCTGGCCCGGGCCCAGAACGGGGGGCGTGGCCCGCTGATTCTGTCCGGCGGTCTTGAGCCGGCGCAGCTGTCCATCAACAGCAAGGACGCCGAGATTCTGGCAACCCGGTTGTTCAACGTGGAGGAGATCTCCCGGATCTTGGGTGTGCCCCCTCACATGATCGGGCACACCGACAAAACCACCAGCTGGGGGAGCGGGATTGAGTCGCAGGGCATCGGCTTTGTGCGCTACACCTTGCAGCGCCACCTGTCTCCGATCAGCCAGGAGCTGAACTACAAGTTCTGGCCTGTGCGCTCTCAACTCTTCCTCGAGCACCTGGTGGAAGCCTTGGAGCGTGCCGACTTGAAAAGCCGCTATGAGGCCTACCGCATCGCCATGGGGCGCGCTGGCGAAATGCCGTTCATGGATGCAAACGAGGTCCGGCGCAAAGAAAACATGCCGGCCAACGACAACCTGCAGCGCAACCCCGGAAAAGATGACGGGAAGGGAAATGATGAAAAGCCGACTCAATAAGTTGTACGCGGACAACCGCCGCGCGAACGCTCGCAAGTTCGAGGTGGTGGCCAAAGAAGATTCCACTGATGTGGAAATCTTCCTCTACGACCACATCGTCTCCAGCGAGGACGAGGCCGAGTGGTGGGGGGGTGTAGCCCCGGAGTCCTTCGTGAAGGCGGTCTACGCCGTGGACGCTGATGCCACCATCCACCTGCACATCAACAGCCCGGGGGGCTCGGTGTTCGCGGCCCGCTCCATGGAGCAGGCCCTGCGCCTGCACAAAGGGCGGGTGGTGGTGCACATCGACGGCCTGGCAGCATCGGCCGCCACGTTCATTGCTATGGCGGGCGACGAGGTGGTCATGGGCAAGGGTGCCATGTTCATGATCCACAAGGCCTGGACTGGCATGTGGGGCAACGCCAACGACCTGCGCAAGGAGGCGGACTTGCTCGACAAGATCGACGGCACGCTGGCCGACACCTACGCCGAGAAGACCGGCAAGGAGGTGGCGGAGATCGGCGCTTGGATGGCTGCCGAAACTTGGTTCACCGCCCAGGAGGCGCTGGACGCTGGCTTCGCAGACTCCATCGCCGAGGACGAGGCCAAGGCCTGTTCCTGGAACCTGTCCGCCTACGACAACGCGCCCAAGGCCCAAAAGCCGCCGACCAGTCCTGCCAAGCCGACGCCGGCGGACCAGCCTGACGCTCAGGCCTTTGCCTCCGAAGACCACCGCGCCCGCCAGCAGCAGCGCTTGAGCATGCTGGCCCGCCTCTCCCAACAGTAAGCGCCTCGCGCAACTGAGACAGCCGCCAAGTGGCGGCTTTTTTACGTCCCCCAACGACCTGCGCGAGCGGTCAAATCCGAAAGAAAGGCTCACCATGAGCAAACTTGCACAACTGCGTGCCCAGCGCGACGCGAAGGCCCGTGCCGCCGCAGAACTGAATGCCAAGACCCCGGCCGACCAGCGCATGCCCGCTGCCGATGCCTCTGCCCTGGACGCTGTCCTCAACGAGATCGAGGCCATCGACGGCGAGATCGCCCGCGAGAACCGCCTCAACCAGGTCGCCGGCGACGAGCGCGCCGAGCACGAGGCAGCATTGAACGCAGCCACTCGCGAGGGTGGCCGCAGCGAGGAAAGCCAGGCCCTGCGCGCTATGCTGACCGGCGGCCTGTCCAATCTGTCGCAAGAGCAGCGCAGCGCTATGGCATCGCGCCAGAACCCCGACATCCGCGCTGCGATGTCCACGACCACTGGCAGCGAAGGCGGCTACACGGTGGCCACCGAATTCAGCCGCTCGATGATCGAGGCCATGAAGTTGATGGGCGGCGTGCGTGCAGTGGCCAGCGCGATCCAGACCTCCACGGGTGCACAGATGCTGTTCCCGACGGCTGACTCCACGGCAGAAGAGGGTGAGATCGTGGGCCAGAACGCACCGGCCACACCAGGCGATACCACCTTCGGCCAGGCGTCCATGGATGTCTACAAATACAGCTCCAAGAGCATCGCGCTGCCCTTCGAGTTGCTGCAGGATTCGTTCATCGATATCGAAACCTACATCAAGTCGCTGCTGGCGCTGCGCCTGGGCCGCATCCAGAACCGCCATCAGACCGTGGGCACTGGCACCGGGCAGCCACCCGGCATCGTGACGCGCGCGGCAGTCGGTAAGACCGGCGCCACAGGTCAGACCACCAGCGTGACCTACGATGACCTGGTGGATCTGGAGCACTCGGTAGACCCCATCTACCGCGCGGCCGCCGGCTGGATGCTCCACGACGACTCCCTGAAGGTGCTGCGCAAGATCAAGGACACCCAGGGCCGGCCCATCTTCGTGCCGGGTTACGAGCAGGGCAACCCGGGCGGTGCGCCTGACCGCCTGATGGGCCGCGTCATCAACATCAACCAGAACATGGCGCCCATGGCGGCAAACGCCAAGTCGATCCTGTACGGCGATTTCAAGAAGTACCTGATCCGCGATGTGATGGACGTCACCCTGTTCCGCATGACCGACAGCGCGTACACCCTGAAGGGCCAGGTGGGCTTCGTTGCCTTCTGCCGTTCGGGCGGAAATCTGCTGGACGTGGGCGGCGCCGTGAAGGCATACGCCAACTCGGCCACCTGATCGGCTGTTGATGAACCCAGGCCCCGGCTACGGCTGGGGCCGCCTTTCAAGGAGCCGAAATGGCACCCAAAGCCAAAACTACCACCCAGGCGCCCGAAGTGCCCGCCGCCGACCAGGCT